TATTAGTAAGATCAGCATAAGTAAATGTATCAGCTACAGTTGGGTTGAATAATAAAACCCATTCAATAAATTCACTCGCAGTTTGGATTTGAATTGCTGTCCTTAGTATTCTAACAGTAGCTCCCAAATGAGTTGTTTTCAATCTAATTCCAACAATTGCATATAATGTATTCTCAGCTCCTGATACTACTGCTGCTCCTGCTGTGCTTCGATAATGAATAATGCCAACATCTTCTGAACCTCCTTCACTGACAACTGCTACACAGATAATACGCATGGAGCATACACCTGAAGAAGCGGTTGTTATAATCTGATAACGTAATGGCAGATTAGGTGTGCTAGACCAAGGAATCGTTAATAAATTAGCGACATTAACTTCGTGAATATAGTGAAGAATTCCACCAATTTCTAATCCAAATCTTACACGACCAGCCGAGAGCCATTGGAAATCAATAACAAATATCTGGGCCTTAGTGAAGTCAACAGTTTCTCCACTAGGACCAGTTCCATTCATAGGATCATCCCAATTTGCTTTAGTTACTGTAGTATCTACTACTGAACCAGAGTCACTAGTCCTAGTTGTGACACCAAATGTCCCTGCGTTAGATTCAAAAAATGCTCCATTGTCATCATCAAAACAACCAACACGGCGTTCGCATCCTGTTTTAGTTCCACTTGCAAGCTCAAGAATACCTGTCATTAATATTAGTTGTGATTTTCCTGCTTGATAATGAAATCTACGAAATGTTTGGCGAGTGAATTTACCGGCTATAGTATTAGAGCTAACTAAATCAATATAAGGTTTATCAGCAGTCGGTGTAGTTGCTGTAATCCCTGCTCCAGTCTCTAATTCCTCATCCCAGAATAAAGGAGCATCATCGGCTCCTAATAATTTAGACTCAAATTCAGTAAAGGGATTTGATACTCTCCACCGACCAAAGGCATCAATACTGAATGAATTCTGAGCCTTAATACTAACTTTATCAGGAGGTAGAGTAGAATCAATACTCATGTAATTTCTACTCCAAAGATATTGAAACTTAGTGTAGCCAAAGTTGCAAAAACACGAAATACATCTGTCGTTGCCATTGTCACGCCAAGAGTAAAGCTTTTGGTTTCATTACCTGCAATGGGAACGTCATACGAAATATACTGTTCATTACTATCAGCGGCACCTGCTACAGCAATTGACAAACGAAATGAAGTAGCTGCTGCACTTCGATTTGTTACCGTAACCGAACTAACAATAGCTTCTGTTACAGACGGAACAGTATAAGCATCTGTTAAAGTTGCAGCAGACGGATTAGATTGTCCCAATACCTTATGTGTTGAGGACATTATCCACCCATAAGCAAGAAAACATGAATTTGTTCATTAATTGTTTCTGTGTTAATAATTACAGTATCTTCTAAATCAGCGATCTGTTTACTGAATATCTTCTTGAGTTTTCCAGTTCCATCTAAGAAATCAATGATAGTTTGGTATAAGAGATAGCTTTCAATTTGCTTACGCGCACCTGTAAAGGTAGCTTTTAATCGTGCAAAATCCGGTAAATTCTCAGATGGTTGAAATGGCATTACGCTGGCACCATAGTAAAGACAGGCTTAGCATAGAGTGTAATTCTATTAACTCTGAATATTTCATCTATTGCATTAGTACTAATTTGAAGATGAGCGCGTTGCTCAATAAAATTTGCCAATCTAAATGGACTAAGACGATTAGTAGCTGCCAGTGTAAAGGGAACTAAAACCTGAGTATTGACACTATCTGGACTTATTAGTGATAGTAATAGACTACCAGATCCAACTACACGTATTCTAGTACCAGTGAAATGAATTTGAGTTTCATCTGCACCCTTTTTAGGTCTGGCCGTGCCACTTTCACCAATTAAAGCCGTTCTAATAAAAGGCATTATTCACACATTAATTCATTATAGGCATTACTAACATCTGCATTATTTATATAGACTAACAGAATTTCAGCTGCTTTTTTACTCCTAAGTTCAGGAGGTAAAACTTTTATCTGATTCAATATTCCTACTAGACTAAATAAATCCATAATTTCCTCCCTTAAGGAATCTTTACATCTACCGTAACTTCAGGATCAAAGGATACCCAAAGAGTATCATTAGTTTTGTTAGGCTCAACGATATATAGGCCGCCTCCAAAGTTAAGAGGATTAGATGGTGTAAATGTTGGACAATCACCAGTAGTAATAAACTCAATTACCATTTGTGATACGCGAACATCTACACTATCATTTTGCTGTATTGCCTCCGTTACTAATTGTGTAACTCTTACATCTACATCACTATTCTGTTGAATAGCTTCAAATACATCCTGAGTAACACGAACATCAGTCATTTACGCAAAATCCTGAAGTCCGAACTCAGCAGCATTAACTAGTCCTACAGTCCAAGCAGTAGCTCCTATTCCGTTAAACACCTCCCAACGATACTCATATTGTGAAGCCGGAACTGCTTGAGCTGTTCCAAGTGTATCAGCACCAGCAGATCGTAACATAGGTTTAATCTGACGAGTATTCGAATTATCAGATTTCTTTACCATTGGAAGAATATTAACAGCAAAAACATCTCCTGAAGCTAGGGCAATATCAGGAAATGAATATGTATCTTCCTTAGTAGGAGCAGATGATGAATTATAAGTTGTATCATCATCAGGAGGATTTTCATCTACCATTGCTCCATGATCTGCTCCTGATAGGGGTGTAAAATCTTTATGGAAACCTCCTCCAGATACAGAATCTAACTCGGCTAATTGTGCTGAGACATGTAATGGTCCTAATCGAGTATTGTTAGGTTTACCGGCAACTCCAGAATCTATTCCATTACCAAAAACTACATCATCAATTCGAGAATCTCCATTGTGTTGAATGATAATCTGAGTATAGGGGCCACTTGTACCGAAAGAGGGATTGGCACGTGTATCCTGTCCAGTTTGTTTTGCAATAACTTCAACTCCATCCACCCATGCCTGAAAAGTTCCAGCAGAGGGATCTATTAAAACTTCCCACTCAAACGAAAACCATTGACCAGATGAAAATACTCCGGCTGCGGATTGTCCTAACCTAATTCCTAGAACTTCATTTGGTCCACTCCATATCTCAATAGAACCATCCATTTTGAATACGAAGAAAGTTTGGTTGATTCCACCAGCTTCACGAAAAGCAATATCATCATTACCATCTTGAATAGGACTAGAATCAATACGAATAGCTACATGACCCCAAGTAAATTGATCAGCAGTAACTAATCCTACTGCTGGTCCACGACCTGTAATTGTGGTATTACGATAAGCAGTAGTACCGCATCTTCCACCTCCTGCTACTAAAGATGCACCTGCTGGGCCTTCATCAGTCCATACACCTTGAGCTAGAAGTGAAACATCAGTTCCATACTTATCAAAAGACTCACTGAAAATGATAGACATTCTTACTCCTATGTGAACAACTTCTCCGATCCAATAACAAGTCTATTAGTCTCAATCAATGCAATAGTAGAAACTTCTGTATCGAATCTCCACGGACCCCATCGAACATCTTTAGGATTTAGGCCGCGTGAATAATTAGCAGTCAACATAGTCTTATCAGGTAATGTGAGATAAAAAACCTGATCGATAGTATCATTCATTATTTGAATTAGATTAAATTTATCCCTATCCAATGCCAGCCAACGATCTTGAATCTTATATGACAATTCCGGTCTACTATAAGCTCCATTGAACATCATTATACCCGAAAAATCTGCGATAAGGAGCATCTCTATGTTGACACCACCTGAATCTAATACCTCACCAATTCCATGAACGGGTGCGCCAACACCTTGATCAATTACAGTAGGACCAGCCCAAGTAGCAGGAGCATCACCATTATCTACAGATGCCCATGTGCGCGTTTGTTTGAACATATAGAGAACATCACGATATTCTTGAACTTCTGTAACTGGTAATCCATCAAGAGGAACTATGATTAATCCATCTACTTGTGATATAGCTTCTGGTTCACCTGGATGGCTGATGCGAACTAATGATATATCAGTAAAGAAGCAGGATGTAACTAATCTACTATTGTAAGTTGTTAACCCAACACCCGCAGGAATCTCAGTAAAATTATCAATGAGATGTGACGCATCTGTTAGAAGATCAATATCATAAGCACTAATGGAAATAGTAGTAGTCGTATTATCATTAATTTTACCGTTGGGAACAAAGAAGAATTGAAATCCATCTTGGTCCCCATTATAATCAATGATTGCTTTAGTAGCTATAATGTGACGCGCGACTACTGTGGAACCACCAGTTAGAATACCTGTTAAATCAAGTTCATTTGTAGTGCTCAGAACTGTAAATCCGGTAAAAGTTTCTGGACCAGGAGCAGTTAAAAATCCTGTATCAGTTTCAAATATAACTGCAAATAAGTGGAAGCCTAACTCATAAAATCCTGCTCCACCTTGCGCGACTCCTATTGATGCACCAGTAGGGGGACTACCAGCAGCTTTTCTAGCCACAACCCCAGCACCTAGATAGACATATAAAGCTTCGCCAGATATACCTCTTTGTCTAGTCTTATTATCAGAATCCAGGAAATTCTCGAATGGATTAATATAAGCTCTACCTGCTATTGCTACAAATCCGAAATCGTCCATAGCAGGAATAGTTAGAATGGGACCAAATACTGTTTGAGAACCATCCAACAGAGCATGAAAAATTTGTCCATTCTTGTTTAAAATGATTAAGGATTCCGCATCTTGCATCTTATAATTATACATACGAACGATATCACCTACACCGGGAATAAAAGTATCAAGTCCATCCCGAGTTTTGAATCCACTTTCAATATATTGAACATTATCACAATCATCAAAATGATCTATGGGCACGGCCTCTTCTCCACCGCGATCCCATAGACCATTAAACTCCTCTATCACTATAGGAGGATGATCCCGAAGAGTCCTATTTTGGATAGTCATTTTGCTGAAATTGGACCAATTTCGACTTTATCAATAAATTTATGTTTTATCATATTCATTATAAGTTCCGAAAATGCATCGTCAAATTCACCTTCCTCTTCCAATTGCTTTAATTTATTAAAATCTACACTATCCGAAAAGTATATAAACATATTGTATGCTTTTACAGCACCCTTACGACTCTTTACTTCTTCATCAAATGTTAGCATAAATCTTTTTCCTTGCAATTATGGGAGATATTAATTGCGCCTCTCCCCAGGAACTCTACGACCCCGGCGCGTTTCTCAACTAAGGAAGTTTCCTTCTAACTAGGTCTCGCGGTACTCCATCCTGCTTCAGTAGCATTTGCTACCCAACGAATACCAGCAGCAATTTTGAGATCAGCAGAAGCATTAGTAGCAAGGGCGAATCGGCATCCAGAAATAATACCATCATCACCTACTCTATCTACCTTGATATAATCAGTAGGATTTGTTGCTCCTTCCACATTGTCAAATACACTATCTGTCAATTCAAGATTCAGAACCCCACCACCATTAGCTGAATCGCCTACACCGACAACTGTAAAGTTATGGGATAAACAATCCTTAACTTCCATCTGCGTGCAGAAACCACCTAAAGAACGACCAAACAGGAGAGCAGAACCACAGAACTTAAACTCACAATCACGTATCTTCAAGAATGAGCTAGATTCTGCTAAAGTTGCGCCTGCTGCTTCATCATCTATCAAAACACAAGTTCCATCTGGACCTTCAAAAGCACATCCCTGTGCTCTGAATCCTTCAACACCCCATACATTCAAAGCATAATCAGCAGATGAACCACCACCAATACCAAAATTGATCAGTGTAGTATAATTTGCTCTTACTTGCAGTCCATTATCACTAGCTACACCAGTATTGAGCCACATATCACCACGAGCACCAGCACCAATAAGAGTAACCTCCTTGAGCGGTGTAATTCCATCAGGTTCTAATGCAGGAATAACCAAACTAGCCTCGCTATGTGTTTGAGGAGCACACATAACCACATCACCACTAATGAGTCTAGCTAAAGCTGCGGCAATAGTATCAATTCTCTTAGCACTTCTTGGTGCATTAGCTCCTATCCAATAGAAGTTTCTAGTAAATCCATATGGAGTAGTTGTTCCTGACAGAATTCCTGACTCGCTAGCACGATGAACTTCTGTCCAAAGATTGCTTCCCATTGTAACACCTCACCCTTCTTACTGAGCGTGACCAACATCATTGCCAGTCACAAGGTATTATACATAACCCCTACGATTTATCACCAGAAGTTTCGCTCGACAAACTTGTTACAATATCTTCGTTAGATGTTTCAAACGGAGCAACTTCTACTTTTTCGATGAACTCATTTTCCTTCAATTCTGATATTAAATTGACAAATATACTTTCAATTTTATTCTTTTCCTCCAGCATAATTCTTTGACGATCATCTCTACTAAATTCTACGAACACGTTATAAACCTTAGTCATAACTGATCTCACTATACGTAACCCCTACGCTTCCATCTTGCCATAAACGGTTGACGACGTGTAGTAATAGCTTGCCTCCCTTTAATTGGTATTCCTAGTGTACGATCTAATGCTCTCTCTGCTCTAGCATCTAGTGTATCCGCGCGAACTTCATTCTCTCCAATAAACAATGAACATAGAGCAGCAGTTCTAAATCCCAGGAATTGCTTAATATTAATAGTGGTGAGATTAGTATTAATTCCACCTATAACAATAGGAGTTGCAAAGATGGATTTGATATAGTCAATTTTTATATCAATAGCTGCTGTAGCTGCAATTAACCTTATCTCTTGATCTATCCATGCCCAGATTAAAAACTGAGTAATCTGCTGATCTTCCTGTGATTTAGGAATAAACTCTTTCCTAGTCATAGGAATATATGGTATAACTCCTGAAAAACGCTCCCATAAACGCTGAATCTCAACAAGATTAGCTGGTAATGCTGGAGTAGAAGTAAATGATACTACTGTAATTCCAGCAGCTAGAGTAATCTGTGCCGATTCTTCATTAGTTACAGGAATGTTATTTAATTCAAATAATTCCTGCAATTCATTCAACGCCATATTTAAGTATGGAAGTTGCGCCTCATCAGTATATGTTGTCTGAGCAGTATCATTCATCAACGACGCAGACATATCCATGATTTCAGCAGGAGTAGGCATATCTAACTCGCAGAAGTAAATTCTAATCTCTCATATGCTGCTTTGTCAATAACAGTCTTACAATGCTGACAGACAGGATAATTCTCATCCCGTAACTGACCACATGCAGGGCAGTTATTCAATTGCATCGTAGCGAAATCCTTTAACCAAGGTTTATCACTTAAATTCAATTCTCCTGCCGCGATTCTAGTGTTATCATCAATAGATAACGGATTCCCTGAGCTTCTAGCCCACAAAATGTCACCAGCTTTTACAAGAGCCTTAAACCATTTAGTTTGCTTGTCAACTGCTGCATCTAACTGAGGCTGATAATCACTCAGAACTTCAGCTTGAGTACGTTCACCAGGAATATAGAAAAGACCTGGCATTACATCACCCATATTGCAACAAAATAATCCATTACAATAATCTATTACAATAGAATTCGCCACTACAATAGATGAGTGAGGAATTTCAAGTAACGGTTGATCTGGATCTATATCCTTCCACCAACTACTAGGAGTAACAACTAAGATAGCAGGATTATCATATCTTCCAGCAGGAATTACAAATTTTCCTGGTTGGAGAGTAGGTTTAACTTCAATAATTTCCTTTGGAAGTATGGAAACTACAGTAGACTTATCCAAAGGATTTACAGGAGCTTTAATAGTTCTACGATCATGAGTTCCTAATCCCGGAAAATTACCTACAGCCATGATCTAATTCTCACTTTCTGGACTGGCAATTTTTGAGGGGCCAGTATTACCCTTTAATTTACTAGTTGTAAATCCAGTACCTTGTCTATATGCAAGAGCATCACCAATATCTGTTTCATTACCATATAAATCTTCTTCTAGTTCTTTCAACTTTGCTTCTTTCAATTCCGATGCAATTTTGGGATCAGACATAGGATCTTTATAAAATGGTCCCTGTCCCTGGGCTCCAGTTTTTCTATGAACTTCCTCAATCACTAATCTAACAGCAGACCAAATAGGAATTAAAGGAATTCTATTATGATGGGGAAAGGGATAAATGAGTTCATATGAAAGTTTAGTTTCTGGTAACTCTTGGGTATTAATAGAGGGTATTGGAATTAAAGCTTCCAAACACCATTTCTCCTCTACCCATTGTCTATACTTAGGAGCCTCTCTTACTCCAGAGAATCGACGAATGAGTAATCCTTCTGGAGTTCTATCCTCATACTCGCCGTATCTTTGTTCAAACTGATCTTCAGACCACACTACTCTCCAATTAGGTAGATTAGTACTATTATCTCTACCATAATGGTTGATTAAGTTCCTATTGAGAGTATCTACTTCTACTGGAATATCTCTCATTTCTACAGCCAATACTCAGGATATATGTGAACTCTCTTTCGGTTCCCTAAAATAAGAGCCTTAAAAATTGATTTAAAAACTCCATTCTCATAAGCACGGAATAATCCGTAACTAGAGAGGAGATAAGTTATCCCCAATAATTTCAGGACGTTCTTCAACATGCTTCTTGGCCCATTCAGGATCAGAGATACCATAATGTGAATCCATACTCAGCATCATAGCCATTTCCATCTGACCGTGTTCATCAAGAAGTTCCCATGCTTCCTTTAATCTATCTTCTGGATGCCCCGAAATACACTTTCTCTCAGCTCTAGATATTTCTGATTCTCTAACTCCTGGACCAGCACTTCTGAATCTGTGCATCCTGTCCATTACTTTCTCCTTAATTTCTTTTGAAGAAAGTAATTTCTTGGTATCAGTTATAACTGAACCATATGAATCAATATAAGTGAAAGTAATCTTATCATCTTTAATAATAGCTTTCGCACCGTTCATCAAATGAGGAAATTCACTTTTCATCATTTGGCAAAGACCTATAATGATTCATAAGTTCCCAGTAAGAGTGATTAATAGGAATATTAGATTCTAGTCCCTTATGATCTGCTAGAATATTTCCAATTCTTCTTAGACATTCTCTTTTCTCGGATGGAAAGATCGCCCTCTTAATCTTAGTTGCTAACGGAACTGATTCTGGTTGTGGTTTCTTTTCTATTTCCCTTTCATTAGGGACTTCTCTAATCGCAGCCAGTATATCTAAAACCATGAAACTCCTTAAAATGCGCGTGGTAAAGTATGCGACGCCCCACTTTGAATCCCCCGGCAGGGGATTATTTAAGTTCTTGCCAATAACAATGCTGCATACTTAGCTGTATCAGGATTATACACCAAGATAACAGATTCATTCACTCCAGGATCCCATGAAGCATCAGCACCCCCGAGTAGAATATTACCTGTCTCTACAATCTGACCCGGATTAGCATTAGTGAATGTAAGAAGCAGCATATGCACCCCCGTTACTGGAGGCGTAACAGTTGCCAAATCATTCGTTCCTGATAAAAGGGTCAGAAATGTAGTTGGTGCAATAGTAGCAGCAGAAGCAATAGTTCTCACTCCCTGCTGTTGTTCACTTTGGACCGTCGATAAATCCTGGAAATTAAGGTCAGTCATAATGTTTATTCCTTTCCCTAATATCCCGCTGGAACTGCCAAAGCATCAATGTATGCCGTAGCAGCAGGATTGTTAACGAAGGTCTGCATACCAACAACCATGTAGAAGATATCTGCGGTAGCCACACCACCTGACGGACCACGAAGCTCGAAGATACGTCGTCCATCTGTAGTGTAGAAACCAATAGGTAGAATTTCTCCCCTACCCCAAACAGAGTCTACAACGAAGTCGATACGAGTCTTATCCCAGTTATAAGATTCTTTTACTGGAGCACCGGCCATGCTCATACCATCGAAGTAGAGATCAAGTCTCTCTTCTGTCGGCTTCTTATAAATCTGGGTAACTAATTGTCCAATTTCCTCATAAGCCTGTTTCTGTGCTGGATGCATCCAGGCTTTAGGTTGGAAATTATTATCAATACCTACTCTGTTACCAATCTTGTTTACTGCTAGTCTCGGTAATGGTAGAGTAAGTGCTGCCGAAGCAGCATTAACTCTATTGCTTCTAATTTCAGGGGTAGTTGCGCGGCTGAACCCAAGCCATGTTCCAGTAGAAGCATTAGAGTGATGATACGGAACACCAAACAACGCCGGTAAGGATGTAGGAGAAGTAATACCAGCAGTTACAATTAGATCACCAGCAACAACACCAGCAATCTGTGGAGTAATACTGATAGTCTTATTCTCTACATCCCACTGTGTAAGTTCACCACTACCACGATTAGTAGCTAGTGTCGAATCAAAGACTTGAACTGGTTGTCCAAATCTCATCAAACGAGCACCAAAACCATCAGTAGTAAGTGTAATTACATTTGCACCCGCAGCAGGGGTATCAGTGGTAACAGTTCCAATGACACCATCACCAGCTTGCATCATCTGAGAATCGAGCTGACGCCTTAGCTCATCTAATGCAGTAGCAGTCAATCGACGGACAGTACTGACGACAGCCTTACGAGCATCATCAGTTGACCACTGTGCTAACTTCGTATACTCAATGTTTTCTGACACGAATACAGAAGTAAGCACAGCTTTGTCGAATTGCTGCGCTCCACCACGTCCTAAGTCTCCACCGTCAGCATTAAAATACTGAAAGCTTCCACCCGGACGTAGCTCAAGAGGAACGCGCATTTGTCTATTAGAGATACGTTGCACGTCCCTTTTCTTAATGCTTGAGTAGAACTTATCGTCCCTCTCAAACACTACACGAATCTTTGGAATAACTCTTTCTAATTCCAAAGCTTCTACTTGTGCTTCTGTTAATGCAGCCAATTTAGATCCTATTCATTAAAAAAGTCTAAGGTTGACATTCCCCTTCCATCTTTTGAGTTTCCTTTTGTGGACGGTCTATCGCCTGGGAGCCGTCTCTCCCCAGTTTCTGAGCTTCGAGATTTATCACCACTTGATCTTTTCCCCAATCCCTTTAGGGCTTCGTCTCGGGATTTTCTAATCACAGATGGTAATAGAGTCTTAGCTTTAGACAAGTATGTTGAACGAATCTTACTTACTGTGGCTGGAGAATAATTAGCCGCAGCAGCTTTTTTCCATAATCCATCAAGAATCTTACCAAACCTATCATCTTGATCGATTGCACTTTCTACCTGTTCCATTGAATCCCTGATAGCATTTCTCCTCACATAAGAAGTCATTACCTCTTTGGGATCAATATATCCCGAAATAGTGGACTTTAGTTGATTACCTATTCGAGTTGACAAATCATCACGAACAGTTTCAAATCTTTGTGCATTAAACTCTCTTCTTTCTCTAGCTAACTTACTATCTCCCTCATCAGGATCTCTAGTTAGTCGTTCTGTAGCCTTGAAATCAGAAGTTCCAAACACAAATTGATTGACTAATTGAGCCGCAGCTTGTAGTTGCTTGTTATCAACTCTTTTGGCTTCACCTGCCATACCCGTAATGAGCTTGTTGACCATCCCACTAACAACATGCTGGTAGGCTTTAGTGTCAATCCTACTTAAAGTTTCAAGATAGGTGTCCGCAATTTTATTGAAAGCTTCTGGATCACTTTCTTTAACAGCAGTAAGAATGGATACTGTACTACCATCCATTAACTCCTGCTCATAATTATCTAATGTTCCTGCCTTCTCAGAAGCTTCTTTTGCATCATCTACCGTTCCAAATAATTCTGTATAATCTTTATCCCTATAAAATGCCTTTTCAAGATAAGGAAAATCTTTAAATACTTTAGGATACTTAGCTAATATTTCTTGTCGCCTAACAGGAGTGATGAGATCATCATCTTTTGGCTCCTTATCCTCATCATCCTCCTCATCCTTTAACTCAATTTCTTTCTCATCCTTCTCTTCATCTTTCTCTTCCTTTACTTCTTTTTCCTCCTTCTTTTCCTCCTCTTTCTCTACTTCCTTTTCCTCATCTTCCTTACCAGGATCATCATCTCCTAAAAGATCGAGAATCTGATCTTTAGTAAGTTCTCCATCTTGAATAGTACCAGACGATAATTCTTCTGCCATTATACTGTCTCCTCTGTGGGCGCCCCTTCACTTCCAGGTTGTGGGAGTTGCGCCATTTGTTGTTGTATTACAATTTGCATATGCATTTTCATGTGTAACAGAACATTCTTATATCCCAAAGGACTTTCTTGCTTAGCTAATTGTCCCTCCTCAGAAATTAACCACGATCTACAAATTTCTGCTTGAACGGCATTATTATCCACATCTGGATCAATCTCAACAGATGGAATTTCTATAGGTATAGCCTGTCCAGTTACCGGATCAGGAATCTCAGTAGGTAGTGGTTCTGAATTAATTAGCAGATTGATTTCTTCATACTGCTTTAATCTATCTGCCTCACCTGGAATGACGAATTGATTTAACCCAATAGCTTGAGAAATAAAGGGTAAATTCTCAGGAGAAGTTAAAGCTTCTAGAATTGTAGGATTATTAAGTTCCATAAGACGCATTATAACGTCCTTCATCTGCGTCCATGTAGTAGGTAGATTTTCATCGGCTTCTAATTCAATTCTACCTATCTTACCCTGTAATTCTGCCTTACGAATAACTACGTTTATAAAATTACCTACTGAATTTTCTTTAACAAATACTTCATCCTCCTCAACACTCTTTATATAAGCAGGTATAACTTTACTGAATATTGTTTTCCACCAAATAATCAACATCTTCCAGGTAGTGCCTAATCTCTGTTGAGCCTGTGCGCGACTCATTGAATATTGTGCGGCAGTTTCACCACTACCCGGCATTGAACCACCAAATAAACTTGGAAGCGCACCTGAAACTAACTGACCATAGTTCTGTATTTCTCTACCAAAGGGCATTACTTCTCGTGATAGAGTAGCTGTTTTAGTCTCAAAAAATGCTTCACCAACATTCTTTCCACCTTGGGGTCTTACAGGATATATAGAACCGGGTGATACTTCAGTCTGTCTGTATTGATCGAAGTTTAGGACCGAGGGATCTGCAAAAGTTTGAGATATACCATGCTCGATAGTTTGTAAGACAAGCGATACCAACTCATTGGTAATATCTTGGATAGACGTGAGCAAGAGGCCAAGCGGATCATGATGCAAATGATCCGAAAGAGGATTCTTCGTAAGAGTCCAATGATCGTCAAGACACTCACCGACTGGATCTTCTGCAATCTCTTCATTAGCTAGTATTATCCTTGCACCATTAGGAAATTCTTTTTTCAGTCTATCTGCTTTTTCTTCATCCAGAACATTGAAGGAAGCAGGACGTAACCAACAACATCTAACAGTAGTTACTTCAGTGGGATACTCATTCTGATATTGAGGATTTAACCTTCCCCATCTTTCATAAGGATCATATATTCCACCAGCATCATAACCTGTTTTGGACTGCCAATCCCAACCCTCTCTCAGATCAGGAAATCTCTGCATTACGATGGAGTAATGTTCCTCATATGAAAAGAATAGATAGGGGCACTGTTTTTGTGTTATAGCATAGTTAGGAACCTTCACATATAGCCCGCCATATACTTCCATTATTTGGCGAGATTTAGGCTCATCTATTATGCCAGCAAGTCTTGTAACAGTTAGTGGGGTTTTCTGTAATGAAGGATCTATTTCATTTTCACATCCAGGGCAATTTAAGGGCTGTGGATCATATTCGTCTGGATTAATACCAGCGAAGAGTTCATCTAGTTCTAAATTACAGGTAGGGCAGTTATAATGTTCCTCATCTACTTCCTCATAATTATGCTTCTTATATGTTCCAAACTCTTCATCTTTCTTAGTATAATTATAACAAGCAATTAAACCTTCGGTAACGTATACATAAAGAGCATGAAGCCAAAGTAGAGAAACATCATTATGCTTATAAACGAGTTCTGCAATTCTATCCCCTGCTTTAGCTGTAGACAAGTCATTGGGATTCTTGGCATCATCAGGAATACACTTTATTGGTGGAATAATAATTGAAAGCGCAGCAATAATAGACTCTAGATACGCGCGGAATACATTTACTGGTTTATCATAGTAATCATTATTGTATTCACCCTCTGTATTAACATTATCAAATATTCGCCAATCATGCGCGACTTCACTCCACCATACATTATCAAAACCATCCCAATATAACTTTAATCGACGCCAGAGACGTATCTGTCTATCACGGACAGCCCTATCCTCTTGATCAAAGTGATCAACAACTGCCTTCAAATCAATACGAATTTCTTCGTCTACTTTATGAGGCATCAGTAAACACGCTCGAAGAGAGGATTTTCTAAAATAGGAATCTCATCTCCATCTTTCAGTTCCCTAAATGACTCTGATTCAATTACCAAAAACATGTCACCAGATTGGTCATGTCCTGCTCTAATGAACTTGGCATCTTGAGGCAATTCATTTTTAACTATTCTGGTTTTCTCTGCACCATTCTTACATAGCTCTAGAAGTATGTAGGAACTAACTCGTAAAATAGCATGTTTCATTTTAGTAACCAGGATTATGAGACTTCTTAGACCATTTAGATCGTTTATGTGCTGGAGTCTTTTCTATCATCTCCTTAGCTACTTCTGGAGATGGACCAACACCCTTACCTTTCTTCTTTTTACCATGCACCATCAATTGCATAAAACGATACTGTTTACCTGATTCTGCTGGCATTATCCAACCCCACCACCATAACGATTAGGTGATAAACCTGGTGAACCACCGATTCTAAAAGTGGGAGAACGCTTAGTTCCCTGAAAATCGGTCCTACCAGTTCCCCCACCTTGACCTTTACGAGCTTTACCAGAACCTCTGCTAGCTAAATCTTGTACTTGTGAAGTCTTACTACGAGGGGCTCCTCCACTTATTGACTGCGCAGTCCTACCACCCGGTATAGCCCCACCACCTATATTTGCAAGCCATTTCGCAAAAACAGGATCTCTAATACTGGTGAAACTAGGCCCCCCTGCCCGGATAAAATCTTCAGCTCTATCACTTTGACCCATCAGCAACCCCTAATTCTTTTTCTAATTTAGATACTTCTCCATCATCTTTCCCACCCAACTCCTTAGCTTTAGCTCTAAGCAATCTAGCTTCCTCCCTACTTTCAGCTTCTAATTCTCTCTTTCTTATCTGCCAAGAAACATTAGTGATAATAGGCTTAATATCAGCAGGAATTTCTGGTCTGACTATGGGAGTAGGACTATTCATCTCCTTAATAGTAGTGAGGAGAAGTTTCTTTTCAGAATTAGCTAATTCTAACTGACTCTGTAAAACTTCACAAGTAGAACACTTATCCTTCTCACGCTTCTCTTCTAGACAGCGATCGCAGTGAGGCCGAAGAATTCTATGTAACCAATGAAACATAAATCACCTAGCTCCATGATGATACCTACTTACAGGCCGAATAGCATTCTCACCAGATTCTGTCTTACGCATTTCTCTGTAGAAAGCCGTCCAGTCACTATTCTTTTCCAAAGTTTGGACTAACTCTTCTTGCTTCTGAACTTTAGTAAATTCTTCCTTAGCTTCATCAAAGTATCTTTCAACACTATCTATAAGGTATCGAATTCCATCGTAAGGATCATCACCATTGAATTCTGCAACATCTTCAACCTTAACCTTGTCATACACACATGCCTTAATAGCATTGACAACTTCAGGCTTATCTTTTTCCTCATTACAATCTTTGAATATAAGCAGCTTAGGTAAATTCTTCTCAGGTTCAGATTCATTAAATGTAGCTATATAAGCCTTATATTCTCTTGGTGGACGATTACGGAGAATCCACATGGCATATTCGTCATCATAAGTTCCAACATCAACTTCAGGAATATGCTTTGGCCTCCATCTAAGATATTCATGTAATAAAGCTTTGCCCGCAACACGCGATCCAGGTGAATTACTAGTTAGCTCAATAGGAACACCTAATGCATTTGATAATTGTTGTTGAATCGTTAATTCCTGTCCTCTATCTTGTCCAGCACTCTTACAGAATTTAACAACCCTGGGATGCTCCTTATCTATATATTGCTTAACATAAGGTGCCCATTCTTCAATTTTAACTCTCTTACTTTTTCCATCACCAAAAGTCTGTTCCCTATAAAGAATAACTCTTCTTTCAGGAGATATCGCAGCATGACCTATCCATGTCATAGCTGCATAACCCCAATCTCCTACAACAATACGAGGCCACCAATCTGGAATATCAAATGAGTCAATAACATGCAAAGCATTATCTGGCTCATCTGGATAATGTTTATCTCTAAATTCCTCAAAGACTGATCCTTCATATGCATCCCAACGTCCATAGAGTTTAGCTTGTTTCTCTGCTTCAGGTAGAGCCTCCAATGATTTTATATATTCAGGATCTATATGAGGATTATCATAAATATTCGCTGGAATAAATATTCTCTGAATACCAGATGGACCCCTTAATCTTACTCCACCTTCAGGGTGAGGGTCGATGAAGCGTTTTCTAACCCAATTATGTCCAGTATTACCAGGATTAGAAGCACTCCTGGAAATCATTGGCAGATTGGAATACTTCTTTTTTCTAACCCTCTCTAATACTATGTAAAGATACTGCCATTCAGTAAACGATGTTAATTCGTCAAATGCAGCGTAATTAGGCTGCATAGAATCATACATGTGAACATCATCTTCATTCTCACAATGCGCGAAAAAGAATAGTGCCCCTGCTCCCTGTGGACTCTTCGATCTGTTTAATCCTGATGCTCTAGAAAAGTCCCAAATCTTATCAGTAGTATTATACTTACCACCAACTAGGGGAAATAATTTCTTGGATCTAGGTATAACCTCATTCTTCAACTCTGGAAATGTTCGCCGTAAGAATATACCTTTAAAATCTCTGTCCTCATGCCATTTATTTAGTATCGGACATACTAATAGAACGTCTGTTTTACCTGCTCCAAGAGCACCAGCATAGAAAGCTTCCTTAATAGAGTTTGGTATGGATAGAAATAAACTCTGTTTAGGAGTAGGTTTCCATTCGTTGTCATTTGTGCGTGTTGCCATATTTCTCTACTAAAATATTACTAGCTTCAATGACAAGACGATCAGCAAGTTCATCTGCTTCTTCTTTAGTATAGAAACTAGATAACACCCTTCCATTTGCCTTCCAATTCTGATCATCTTCGTAATTACAAATAAGAATCTCTACTATATATTCTGGCTTAGACATATTATAACAATCCAAAGAACCCTACTAAATAAAAGAGCCCTCCACCCAATGAGAGTAATGATACTGTGATTATTAACTCCCTCATTTGAACCTCAACTGAAAATGATCACAACGAAGGTAGCCACACCCAGACCTATCGAAAACCCTATAGCTAACCATAACCAATCAGTTCTGTTCATAGCACCTTATTTTCTCCCTATTATTTCTGAAGTTTCAGCAGTATTAACACAAACTTGCCTCATGATAACCATTAATGTGTCCATTTCATGTTCATGATCGTCATTATGGCTATTAATAGTTCCCATGAGACTAGTAGATAAGAAATATACTAGATAGATAAGTCCTGCACTTGGAACTCCTACAGCGGAGATAAACTTCATCCATAAAGGCATTCCATTATTTAGTGTTGTCATTACTCTGAATACCTAGTCGTTTGGCAATTTAATTTACCGACTATTGCTCCACTACCAGCGGCCAAATTGAATACTAGAGCAGTATTTATACTACCTGGTAGAAACAGATCCATACTACCTTGACCACCTGCTATGATATCCACGTCTAGTATAGTGGTGCCTACACCATCTTCAACGAATAGTCTACCACCAGTAGGTGCAGCACTATATGACCACTGAATATGATGCGCGATGCGTCTATGACCATCAAGTGCTGCCAATGTAATAGTTACAATGGTATTTGCTCCTGCTGTAGCATCATTAATTTCTGCGCTGGCAGGGCTGATTGATTGGCCTGTGGAAGTATTAATCATTGCCATCCCTTTAGTGCTATTACTGCTACCAAAAATCCCAAGATAACTCCTATTACTATGGCAAGTGGAGCAAGAACAAATTGGATTCGTTTCTTTTGCTCGAAAATTTGTACTACTATATCTAGAGCTTTTGTATTACTTTCAACAACCATCGTTAAATCATCTTTAGCTTCTTCTAAAGATTTTACAGTCTCACTCATCGTTACTAAAGCTTTTGAATTATCATTAATAACTTTTGTATTTGTACCAAGATGCGCGATCATTTCACCTTGACGCACTCTTGATTCAGTTTGAAAATTATCTATAATAGACTTGATTCCTTTTGTATATTCAGCTTTTTGTTCATAATCTCGTCTATGTTCCGAAACTATACGTATTCCTGCTTCTTCTTTAAAACTTTTAACGAGCTTTTCTATGAATTGAATATGAGCCTCATATCTTATATCTTCTGATTCTCTCTGTTCTTTGAGATATTCAAGAAATAGTATAGCATCTTTACTATCAGTCTTTACAACAAACGCCGGTTGAATTCTAGGACCGAATTTTACGCTCATCTTACAGCCAAGATATGAAGTATCTCTGGATTAGTTCCAATTACTGATAGTTCAGCAAGACTAAAACCATTCTGTCCCAATTCAATAATATCTGGCGCGGTTGGAATACCACTTACAGGTATCTCAATACGCCATCCATATTTAGTACTACTCAATGCTCCTTCAGTTCCTCTCTCTGTACTACCAACAAAGATTAAATTAAAGTTAGTTGTATGAGCTGATAATGCTACATACTTGAGAAGATCACCTTCACCAGCAGGTAGAACAGAATTCAAGTTCTGAACTGTTCCATCTAACGTGAGAGTATAATCTCTAACACTCATGAGTAGATAGTCCTACTTCTATGTCGCCTTCTATATCTGGTTCCTGGCACATTCTGTCCAACTGGTGCGACACCCTCCTCTGTAAAGTAACTAACTAGCCAGGGTAGAGGTGGTGCAGGTTCCCATGCACGCAATATAGTTGATAACCATATACGTTGACCAAATGGAGGATCATTTACTACAGCTACTTCTATAGGAACTAGATGTCTCTGCCGAATACTGTATGGTACCCTTGGTTGCCAAGACGCGAGAATCGTTGGTAGATTCGTGCGTGAACTAAATGGTGGATTATTCTCTGGAACTGCAATAACCGAAGGTGGAAGCTTCTTTGTAACCTGTGGTTTAGGAGGTGGAGGTTCCCACGTTGCTAGAATAGTAGGAAGTACTGTACGTGATGTGAATGGAGGATTATCGGCAACTACTGGACCTGGCTGAACTACGAAACGAGTACTCTGTGGCAAACCCAAAAGTGAGGGCTGCCATATTCCGATTATAACTGCAAGAGTAGCAATACCACGTAGACGAGAGAATGGTGGATCGTTTACAGGTACAGCCAATTCAGATGGCGGTAAACGACGAGGTAAAAGCGGTCCACTTCCACCAATAAACGGAGGGGGAGGTGGACGATAAATATACTTCACAATCTAATCGCCTACTAACTTTATACTTCGCCGAAAACTAGTCCAAAGGCCCAATTTGTCAATGTTCCTGCTGCAACAGGCATACGTAGTCCGAAACCAGATGACTCTCCAGCCCGGATTCTTATAACCTCATTAGGTGTAGGAACCCACAGCCATCCATTTAATACATTAAAAGCATCTTCCCACATACTAACAACAGATCCACCACCTTCTGCTGATGCATCTGTTCCTGCTGTTCCCGCTGCACCTGCTGTGCCACCTACAATATTTGAAACAGCTTCTCCAAAGTTCAACGCTTGTGGCGTAGCAGATGTTAACGTGGGAAATGCAGTTACCTGTGTCGCCAACTCTACACGTTGTTGTGCAGATGTAGCATTAGCACTCTGACCTACCCACGCACGCAGGAATTCTAACGTTTGTGCCGGGGCTGCGTCATTGTTAATAAAGACCAGAGTTATATCCCCACTCTCGATAGTGACCCCTGCATCTGAAACAGCAAATTGACGTGCCATAATTACTACTCCTTTATGTTACTGAGTTATAAATGGGGATGGAACGTATGTCCGCATCCACTTCCACCCTTGTCTTGTAAAAATTCGTATCCTTCCTTTTATACGTTCTATTCTACTAGCTATTTCACCAATCTCAATTCCATTACGTAAGACATTAAATGCAAATTCTCCGCGTGGAGCCTCCCCCGGCCTAAAGCCAAGTGTCCATATTGCACCAGTCTCATCAGTAATCGTAAGCGCAGGTGGTACTGAAACGTAGGATTCCGTAATATGTTGCTGTTCACCTGAGCGAACCATATAGGGTAAGATTATTGACATTATACTACTGGGCTAAAATTGGGGCTCTTTGCATCCAGGGCTGGTAGGGCTGATCAAATGGTCCAGCAAAAGGAGTATAATCTACCATGACCCATTCATCAAAAATAGTAGCTTCTTGGCCTCCTCCGCCCTGTCGCACTCCACCTGCTTGTGCAATATCAATATTAGCCGGTGTGGATGAGATAATATTTCCCTGATATATACGGTCTGCCGTTACTAGGACACCTATGTCTAGATCATCATCAACACCATTAAGACGAAGACGAACTATCATTGTCAAGCCACCTGCACCACCACCTCTATCAGCAAAGACCTTAGCAACCACACCATTTATAGTGTCTCCTGATGCAATGGTTTCACTACCATGTCCTGATTGTGTAGCACTAAAATCAGCGATGTCTGCCGTTTGTGCCGTGGTGCCACCAGCCGATTCACAGTTGTCCGTGATAACGGCGGGAGTATCATTCCACAATGCCCCGGCATCAGATCCGCTCGATTTAGTCCAAGCATCATAAGTAGGTGTTCCGCCAGTGATAGGTGAACGAGCAATAATCTGACCTGCACCGATAGGACCAGGATCAGCCGCTTCTGTATCAATTCGGATGTCATCGTAGAAAAAGTCTACCGTTTCACCATTACGGTCAGCAGCCTTACCAAAGAAAAAATTAAGGAGATTTCCAGGAATAACGTCAACCCCACTAAACGAAGTCGCGGAGACGCCATCAATAAACGCCTCGGCCTCGTCGTTAGACCCACTTGTGTCAAATCCTGCTACTATATCTATGAGATACCATATCCCTGTAGAAATCGATCCCCCGGCAGTCCCTAGCGCAGTCGTGGTATTGAAAAACTGAATCGTTCCGTCAGAATGCACACGCAATCTGAGATTTGAGGATGCAAATATCTCCTCACTGTCAGCCGAGGGTAGTGTAGCGGCACGAAAATAGAATCTGACGGCTGACCACTTAGCTTGTGTACCTGGATCTGCTCGTACGGACCCAATACCTGTTGTCGTCGGATTCACACGGACGCTATATGCGCCAGTGTTAATAGTCGTAGTCTCAATGGCAATCGTACCGGCCGTAGCGTTGAACTCGCTCAGATCACCAACTTCCATCCCGATGATGACTTCAATAGCCATTACGTAGAAACTGTAATAGTAGCTACCTGACCTGCAATAGTATATGTAACTGTAGCGATAGTATCATACGCGAATTCAACTACTCTACCATCTGATTGAGTTACATATAGCATTTCTTTCAGAATATCAAATTCAATCCTCCTGATATTAGAAAGAATTATAGCAGTTGCAGTTAAACCCGCACCTACTGGAGCTGTGACTGTTGCGGAACCTGATGATGCACCCATTAGTCTATTCTCCTTGCTTATCTAAGATAAACCGCCTTGATTCACATAATACTTCAAGTAGACTAATTATGTCTAATCTACTTGCACTAGAATCATCTAATTTTGGACCCCCTGATAATCCAAAATTAATTATCATCATCTCTAATACTCTTATTAGTCTATCAATCTCTGGAATTGATTCAAATTTCTTATTCATAAATAATTACTTAGCAAAAGTAACAGTAGCCACACCAGAAGAGATGACATGCGTGATTGTAGCTATAGTAGAATAGTCAAAGTCTCTAGTCTTACCATTTGCTAAAATAATCTGTAATCTATCATCAGGGAAATTATAACGAAGCTCTCTAACTCCATTAAGACTTAGAGAAGCAACAGAATTACCAGGACCAATATCTGCTGAGGTAAGAACCATGTTTCCTACTGACATTATTTCATCTCCTATTCAACCACATCAATAATCTCGAAACTCTCTTCCTTACGCATAGGCGGTGTGAAAAATACGAATTTAACTCCACTCTCAGTCCCTCTTTCACTAGGAGGCTCCATATCCTTAACGATCCCAGACATATCTCTAGCTACTCCAGAAGCTTCTCGGAGTTTAGCGTTGCCTAGTTTTTCTTCTGTAATATGATCTAGTGCGGAGAGGAGCTTCTCCCTAGCTTTACTTGCTATGCGAACGCGCGTTTCATCTACATGGACTGCTAATCCTTCATCACGCTCATTATAAGTAGCTGTAGAAGTCGCGCCTTGCTTATATGCTGATATTGAACTATCACTAATCTCTCCACCAATAGCTTTAACTAAATCTTTAGCTTCGGAGTTATTACTTTCTAATGCTTCGTCACCGATAACTTTACGCAAGGAATTAGGAGTATTAGTCTTAGATCCGCGTCCTTTACCTGGTAGATCTACTATCTCGGCTCTAGACTCATCACCATTCATTCGAGCTAGTTCTTCTTCTAACTCTTCATTTGAAACTATACCTAGAGCCATGATTCGTTACCAGTCTAATCTACTCCTCGACACCAAATGATAAGATTACATGTTTTACAGGTAATATCTCCCGAACATACTTCATCAGCATTGATTCTCCAATGAACATCGTGTCGTCGAGCAATGTGCCACAACCCCTTGAATCGAGCCTGAATCCCTAACAATGTCATAATAGTATACCCCAACCATTGAATCAGAGAATTGAAAATTCGGCCGGATGACCTAAATGGGCGCAGACCGCCGCCAAACCCATTATAACACAGTCTTTCCGGTTTGTCAAGAGAAGAAACGGCGTAAGTGACACTTTCCATTATTAATTATATATTACTTATCATTCCTTATCATTAATCTCATAGAGATTATGAGACTCTATTCTATAGATAAACATAGTAATAGTCTTTCATGGGGTAGTAAAAATAGGGTGTGGTCAATGTTCCCCGCCGGATCTCCTGTTATGAGACTCTTTCAGGGGGTGTATGGGGGTCATTCGCTAGACCATGTATCATCCAATCAAATGAACCACGCATCATATGATTGGATCACATAACTCATTACGTATCAATAGGTTAAGAGACATGTCATATAGAGTCATATCAATGGATTGGATCGCCAATGTATTGACATCCCATAAACATTGGGTTTCTATGGTGGCATGGGATCTGCATGTAGTATGGTCAGAATGGAAGATAACACTGTCTGGTATCGCTATTCTGATATATCCCAGAATGAGGTAAAGGAATGACAAAGAAAGATTACATCGCCATCGCAGCGTGTATCAAGGCTGAGTGGGACAGCAGATATCTTGAGGTATCCTGTTACCCCCATGATGAAATAAGGAACCGCGCAATCTATAGTCTACACAAAAGGATTGCTGATGTATTCAAAGCAGATAATCCACATTTCAACCGTGACAAATTCACCAAGGCATGTGGATTCTGAAACTGACAAAAATTGTCAGGAGGAAACTATGGACATTGGAGATGTAGTGAAAACCTGCCACAGTCTCCGGGATGCAAAAGTGTGGTGCGCGACTCTCAATGGAATGGACAAATATCTAGTCGAATACAAGACAGTTACTTGGCATGGGGAGAATCGGTCCCTGTTTTACGTGGTGGTGAATCAGATCCATTTTTACCTTGACAACCGATCCGATTTGTGATAGACTGATTCACTATAGGAGGTAACACCATGGGATTCAACTTCAAGGCAGCTAACCGTAAGAACGACGTGGAAACTAATCCCGTCCTAAAGATGGGAATAGAAATATCAATCAGGACAAACCCTGGAGATAACATTATCACTATCGAGACTAATGACCCATGCGACTTTGCATTTCTTTCGAGTAGCGAATACAAGGCAGAAATCGAGGTCTTGAGGCTTCCAAAAAAGACTTGACAAGTCCCCGGAGTTGTGATAGACTAGATTGTAGAATGAGAACAATATGGATCACTCGGCCTCTCTAATCAAGAATCGGGAAGGAAAAATGCTCCTAGCCACGCTTCAAGGCGACAAATGCCCGAAATGCGACCAACTCTTCAAGAAAGGGGAAACAGTCATACTGACCACAATTGGAATTGGAGAAGCCGTTGAGGGAATTATGGATGGGAATCTTTACCTTAATCCAAGCCACTGTAAAATAGAGGTGAAACACGCGAAATGCTAGTTACTTTACGAAACTGGATTAAAAGGCTGGTGGACGAGCCACAATACAACCGGCCTTGGGTGAGGAGTCGAATCGAGCATAGAATGCTTCGGGATTTTGTAAGGCTTGGGATACCTGAAAGTAGGGCTAGAGAGGCTATTGAGAGCTTACGCAAGGCTGAGTGATTGGGGGAAAAATGCGGGAAATCACAGAGAAGATGAAACAGGTCGGCGTAATCACTTACGGAAACGGGATCAATGTGAGAAGTTTCGCACAGAGCGCAGAGAAGAAAGGATACTTAGTATTGTTCTGTGATGGATTCGCAAAACTCTACAAAGCGTAATAAACTTGGCGTCAGGCTGTTTGACAATTGAACATCAACCTTAACCAAAGGAAATAATCATGCAAGTAGGTGAAGGACACTTCAAGTTTGACGTTCCAGAGGGACATACAGAAGCGGGAGAAGAAAAGAAAGGATCATTCGCGTTTCAACAGTGCGATGATGAGAAGGAAGCGGTGCAGGCTCTAAAGGATCGTGAATGGGGACTAGTAAAACTAGTCAATGATAAGCTGAGACAGACTGCACGTAGCAACGCTTATCAGAATGCATTGGCTCCTTATCGTCCGTCGGAAGTTTCGCAAGATGATATTAGGGCTCGTATGATTCGTGACTATATCAGAATGGAGATTCCAGAAAAGGTGGCTAGAGAACAGATCGATGCTTTGCTAGCTGCTAGGAAGGCTGTGCCTGCGGCGTAAACAATAGTCTGGCTCTGTAAACGCCCAGAGCTAAGACGGGGAGATACGTAGCTCAGGTATCAAACCATACTTAAAGGCTACTGAGTTAGAATAGCCTAGAGATTCTAGAGTTTCTAGGCTATTCGCTTTTTGCTTCGTGAGAGAAGTTCTTGTAAGCACTCAATCATGGGAACGTGACAGAACATAGAATAGTGAATTTATTCCAAAAGGCGAAAGTAAAGCAAAGGTGTCCACAGCAGCCCATCTAAGCACCTCCAACAGCCCGGATTGACCTGAACCGCGCCAGCTATCACTAAGACCGCTCACAGCCGATCCTAACAAGCTACAGGCACTATCCTAACCCAATCAGGAGACTCCAATACCATGAAAGTCTACATCTCGCTCGGCGGCGAATTAGGATATGGCAGTCATATCGGTGGAGTCTTTAATACTCTCGAAAAGGCTATCGCTGACATGCATTCTCAAGAAGCTAACTTTGACGGTGGATGGTGCCAAGGCAATCATCCCGAATATCTCACCTTTGAGACAAACGAGTGTGACTGGAGAGCTGTAAAAGAATACGAGATTCAATGAACTATAGAGTAAGAAAAATCTGTAATCAGTTACCAAGTCGGTTACTACAGGCACCCACCCCGTTTACTAGCCGTTCCCAAACCAATTACTTTACGTTGAGTAGCCCGTAACTCGGTTGGTTTGAGTCAGTTAGCTCCCACCCTCCCCCTCTACCCACTTCTAACCGGCACCCTTACCCATCACGCGGTGCCCCTGTCCGGTGTAGTGCCTTGTTTTATATATATATATAATATATACTATATAGAACTACCCCCCTATAGTGTCCACTATTAAGGACATTGACAAGGGTCCGAGAGTGTGGTAGAGTATAGGGGACAGAGGGAGTCTAACAGCTAAGTGATTGATTCTAAGGCAGTTGCGATTCAGGTTCGGCCAGTAATCGAAGAGTGTTCGGCCTGGGTTTGGGTTGGCTCGGGGTCGGTAACTGAATGGGTTCGAGTCTCAAATATTTGAATAGTTATGCCAAAGATATTTATTAGGTCCAGACGTTGGTGCGGGGCATATGTGTAAATCGACTATGTGCCAATATCGCCAGTTCCTAACACATCTAGACGTAGATGGTTGGGCCTTTTTTCAATCTGAATGAATATGGAAACACTAACACAAAGTTTATCAAATATCTCTCAGGCTTCACTAAATGATGCGGGAACCGTAATCGGTGCTTGTGATATCTGCAAGCGTAGCACAGTTCCAATTAAGCAATACGGATTTGGCGTAAAGAAGAAAGTTATTAATTGGGGAGATAAGCGTAATCCAATTAGTGATAACCCCGATGCGCTCTCGATTGTGATATGTGGAACTGATATGAATTTAGTTGCGCGTATTAAACGTGAACAGCCTGACTTGAAACCGCGTGAGATATATGAGTTTGCTGCTAGTTACAGAGAAGTTAATCCGATTCAGTCTGAGGGGTAATTATGGAAGTCCAAACTAGGTCCGAAGAAACTGGTTTACTCATGCATAGCTCTATATCTCTAGCCTTTACTAAAGCTAAAGAAGATTCTACTATCTGGAAGATTTCATGGACTGCCCAAGATGGTAGTAAAGTTGAATTGGTAAAACATATTCTAGGGACTCATAAACTGGCAAATCCCTGCTGGGTATATGAACCAATTATACTACCAGTATAAGTATTGGAGAAGAATGGCATTCAAAGAGAAATTAGAGATATTAGGAGGTAGTATTCTAATCCTAGTATTGTTTCTAGAAGTTATCATTGTCATGAGTTTATTGGCACCGGAGTAATATCATCTGAAAGGGGGATAGATGAAGCCTATAATGTGCAAATGCGGAGCCATAGCCGATCCAAAATGCGGTTACTGTGATGATTGTCTAACTTGGATAAATAATCTAGAAAGAAAAATTAAAACCCACGCTAATGCCTGAAATCTGCGAAGGATGCGAACAGTTAGTTGTCTCTGTAGATCCTCTTCTCAAGATGTGTCCTGATTGCATGGATAAAGAAGATGAATTAGAGAAAGAGTTAGAAGCTACAGCAGATGATAGAGTAGCAGAAGCTAATACTGCTTCACTTGAAAGAGTTAATCAGGCTGTTATAGACCAATATAGAGGAGAGCCTATAAGTGATGAGCTAGTCGAACAATTAGAAATAGACCAAACTATTCAAGTAAGAGCAGACTTATTCAATGCTAATACCGTTTCTATCATAGATATGAAGCAATCTATTGAAGCTGATGATAATGTAACTGATAAACATTATGAATTAGCCAAAAAATTAAAAGATAGATTTCTTCATCTTAGATCAGTTCTATTTGAATTAGATGAACAGAAGATCGGCATTACTAGTGAACAAAGGAGTATCCAGCAATACTTAAATGATCTAGCTAACAAGATCAGAGAAGATAAAAGAGAAGAACTTAGACTTAGTGACATCAATTATAAGCCTGTGGCGCCATCTAAACCAAAGCGTAAGCCAAAGACACCTAAGCCTAAGTTATTTGACAAGAAAGAATTGAGACGGGTTGCAAATGAACTAGATGTAAGTGAGTTTACATTACAGATGTTATGTGTAGCTAAGAACCTTACTCCTGTTCAAGCAGCGGAGGAGTTAAAGAGGTTGAAGGGTGAATCACCAAATGGCAGTTGAAACCTCACAGGAGGATGAGTCATGAGCGACTTCACGAACGGACTGCGGTCATTGGCGGAGTTCTATGATGCACGTCCAGATTTTCCAGAACCGTGCGTCCCATCTCTGACAATTCTGCTTGACACAAAGGCGGAACTCTTGGACTGTGCGAAACAGTTAGGGAATGCCAAGAAGAACGGCAGTGGGTCGTACTTTTATCTGACTCGCAACTTTGGCAGCGTGACATTGGATGTGTATGTGTCCCGTGAAACCGTTTGCACACGCCACGTCGTCGGTCAGCAGGAAGTCACGCGCCCTGTCCAGACAAGCGAAACAGAGACAGTCATAGAAGACATTGTCGAGTGGGAGTGTCTACCCCTTCTACGCGCGTTGGATGAATAAATGATAACCGCACCCCCAGAATCATCCAAACGCAGAGTCACAAGATTACAGGAAAAGTGTCCTGAATGTGGCAAAGTAGCTAAAGAGAGATTCACTCTCGAAACTAAAAATGATAAAGGTGAGACAGTCAAACTAATCACACTAGACTGTTTCCATATCATTACAGTTGTCATTCCAAAAGATACGCCATTCCATTTGTTCACTACTTATGATCATCAGGATAGTGGATGTGATCATGAATGGGATAGGAACCACTGTGTTCTATGCAATGCATACAAGTTGTTTGACTTCCAGATAGAAGGTGCGCGATTCATTGAAATGGCACTTGCGACCCATAAGGGTGCAGGTGTATTTGATGAAATGGGATTAGGTAAAACTATCCAAGTTCTAGCATATCTAGCATATCATCCAGAAGCGTTTCCAGTTCTAACCATCGTTAAGTCTGGTATCAAGTTTCAATGGTTCAAAGAATTTATTAGGTGGCTTGGCCCAATGTATATAGCCCAAGCTATCAAGACTAGTAAAGACCCTTTACTACCAGGACTAAATGTCTATATAGTATCTTATGATCTGCTGCGTCGGTTCGATAGGGAAAAGATAATAGCAGCAGGAATTAAGACTATCATCCTGGATGAATGTCAACAGATTAAGAATCCTGATTCAGCTAGAACACAAGAAGTTAGGCAGCTAGTAGAAGTAACAGAGAATGTTATTCCCCTATCTGGCACTCCTTGGAAGAATAGAGGGAGTGAGTTTTATCCTGTTCTGAATATGATTGACCCCAAAAGATTCTACTCCTATCAGGGATTCTTTGATGAATGGGTAGATACATACAATTATGGTGCAAGAACTAAAGTAGGTGGAATCCGCAAACCAGAGAAATTCAAAGAGTATGTATCTGATATAGTTATTAGGCGTGAACGAACAGAAGTAATGGCAGAGCTTCCACTCATAAATCGAGTCATTCATTATACTGAACTAGATAAAGTAGAACAAGCAGCTTATAATGAAGAAGTTAGTGAGTTTGTCAAATGGTATAATGAAAAGGTTATCGGTGGAGAAGAAGAAAGTTTCGAGACTCAAAGTAGCATGTTAGCTAGACTTGCGCGAATGAGACATATCACTGGATTAGCTAAGATACCTGCTACTGTAGAGTTTGTAACAGATCACATTAATGAAACTGGACGGAAGATAGTTGTATTTGTCCATCATAAGGATGTAGGTGTATTACTGGCTAGTGAGTTTGAGAAGCAAGGTATGGAAGTAATGAAACTCACAGCCTCACTAAGCTCAGAAGATAGATTTGTAGTTCAAGAACAATTTAATGCGCGTGAGACCTGTGTTCTCATAGCATCCACACAAGCTAGCGGAGAAGGATTAAATCTACAGACTTGTGCAGATTGTGTAATGCATGAAAGGCAATGGAATCCAGCTAATGAAGAACAAGCGGAAGGTCGTTTCATTAGAATAGGGCAGACTGCAAGCCAAGTCAATGGAACATATATCACGGCAGCGGGAACGGTTGATGAATTCCTTGCGAGTATCGTCGAAGAAAAAAGGGCAAACTTCCATGCAGCAATGAATCAAGGCGAAGCACCTGTATGGAAACAGGGTGATATCATTG